AGTGTTTGATAAGATTATTGAAATAGAAAAACCAGTTACTGATAATCAACGTAATCTGCATGACGGAGTTGAAAATAAACTAGTTCCGTTTATAAATTCTAACAGATGTTCTGCATATGAATTAACTCCTTATGATCGAACTCTGTTAATAGACAGTGATTTTTTAATTTTCTCTGATACTCTAAGCAATTATTGGGACGTTGATTCGGATGTATTAATTTCATCGGCTATAAATGATATCTATGATCAAAAAAGATTAGGGTATCATGATAGATATATTTCTGATACAGGAATTCATTTGTATTGGGCTACAACAGTAATATTCTCGAAAAGTGAGTATTCAAAAATGTTTTTCGAGTTAGTAGATCAAATTAGAGAAAACTATGAATATTATTCAGATTTATTTAGATTTGATAATAGGCAATATAGAAATGATATTGCGTTTAGTATTGCCAAGCATATTCTAGATGGGTATGAAACTGATACTACTCTCGCACTTCCTCCGATACTATCAATTTTAGACAAAGATGTTCTTTTAGATGTTTCTGCATCGGGAAAGTTGACAATGTTAATTTCTCCAAATTTAGATTCAAACTATATTGCAGCAGCAGCAACTAATCTAGATATTCATATTATGAATAAACAGAGTCTAATAAGACAAGCAGATAAACTGTTGGAGATAAAATGAGCTTTGGATATCTTATTATAGTTTCGACATCTGATAACGCCGACTATCTCGAATTAGCCTACGGACTTGCATTAAGTATAAAACATACACAAAAGCCAGGATACGACCAAGTAGCATTAGTTATTGATAATATTGAATCTGTGAAAGAATTAAATTCGTCTTGGGTATTTGATCATGTGATAGAGTGGGATAAAGAATCTTTTTGGGATGGTCGAAGTTGGATGGATACATTAACTCCGTTCGATAACACTGTATGCCTTGATGCTGATATGTTATTTCTTCGGGATTACAGCCATTGGATTGATTACTTTGTTGGTAACACAGAATTGTATGTTACTAATAAATCTTATAATTATAGAGGTGAGATAGTTAATTCGGATGAATATCGTAGAGCATTTACTAAAAATAACTTACCTAATTTATATTCATTCTATACATTCTTTAAAAAAGACTCTGAACTGGCCAAAGAATTTTTTACATTAGGCCGGTATATAATTAAACATCCTACAGAGTTTTCGAATGTATTTCTATCTGAATATAGACCCAAGATAGTCGGCACCGACGAAGCGTTTGCATTGAGTGCAAGATTGCTAGATATACAAGATGAAATAAGTTATGAGTTAGAATTTCCAAGAGTAGTACATATGAAACCGTCTCTGCAGAATTGGCCGTGGCCGGCAACTGCATGGAGTGATCATATAGGGTTTTATCTTAATAGAAAAGGTCAATTGAAATTGGGAAATTATCAGCAATATGACATTGTTCATTATGTTGAAAAAGATAAAATCAACAAGGAAATGATCAACATTTTAGAGGAATTAGTATGGAAGAAATAGAAGACCTATTTAAAAATATCGTATGGGCTGAACCAGAATATACAGCAGTGTATGATCCTGAATCCGGATCGCTACATTGTATAGGACCAAAATCTGTTTTAGAAAATGAAAAATACACCATAGATGTTGATCGAGAAACAGCTGAAATGATTATTGAGGGAAAGATAAAAATAAGTTCCTGTTTTGTGGATGTTATAGATAATACTTTTCAAATAGCTGAAGTTAAAACTGCCGTAAAAATAGATGATGTACTACATCGAGTTATTGAAAAACAATATGCCGATGATGAAAAAATTGATCTTTATATAAAATATAATATTGAAGACAAATCCTTAACTATTGAATTAAGTGAAGAGTATACAGGAACGTATATTCAACATGAAAAATTCCAACCAGTGAAGAAGAAGAAAATTACATGGTCTGGTGACACTGAAATGAGATTTTTACTTACAGATTATAATGATCCTAATTGTATATATGATACAATATCTTTAAAAATTTCCGATCTGCTAGAGAAGTCTAAAAAATTTACTAACTTGTCGTTACCTCCTAAATTTAGTGTGTACACAAGACGTATTTTTAAAAATTATTTGATTGATATAAAATGAAAATAGTAGAATTTGATATAGTGTTTCTCAGTTACGATGAACCCAACGCTGATATGCATTATGCTGATCTATTAACCAAAGCACCGTGGGCGAAACGTGTGCATGGAATCAAAGGTTCAGACGCAGCTCATAAAGCCGCAGCGAATTTATCAGACACCGAATGGTTCATCACAGTAGATGCTGACAATATCGTATATACTGAATTTTTTGATTTAGACTTAGACATGAGTGATCCTAAGATACAGGTATATGGCTGGTGTGGGCGTAACAGTATCAACGGCTTGCGTTACGGCAATGGTGGACTTAAAATCTGGAAAAAAGATTTTGTTCTCAATATGCGCACACACGAAGCCAGTGAAAGTGATCGAGGTCAGGTTGATTTTTGTTGGGAAGAGGGCTATAGAAATTTTCCCCGAGTTTACAGCGACAGCATTATAAACGGATCGCCGTTCCAAGCATGGAGAGCAGGATTCCGAGAAGGGGTTAAAATGACTCTGCTTGACGGAGTTCGGATCCCACCACAGGAAATTAAAGAACGTATCTGGTGGCACAATATCCATAGATTGCGTATGTGGTCCACTGTAGGCACACACGAAGAAAACGGACTATACGCTATTCTTGGCGCCCGGATGGGAACCTGGATGACTAACTGTACTGATTGGAATTATATTGATGTGCGTGATTTTGAAATCTTAAGAAATATGTATGAACAGAACATTAATCATGATAACATAGAGAATGATGCTAGTCAGTTAGGAGAAAAAATAAAAATAAATCTAGGACTAGACTGGCCCGATTTTACTCCACAGCATAGCAAATACATATTAGACTTATATGACGAAACTATTAACCTAGGGTTGACCTATTACAAACAATGAGATACGATATAATCTTTATTAGTTATAACGAACCGCAAGCAGATGAAAACTTTGCTCGCCTAAAAGCGAGATTCCCTTATGCTCAACGAGTTCAAGGAATCAAAGGCATACATCAAGCACATATTGCGGCTGCAAAAAAAGCATTTACAAAAATGTTCTGGGTAGTGGATGCTGACGCACAGATACTAGATACCTTTAATTTCGATCATGTAGTCAGCGAATATGATTTAGAAAACGTACACGTATGGCGCAGTATGAATCCTATTAATGATCTAGAATATGGGTATGGCGGTGTAAAATTATTGCCCAAAAGCCTAACACAAAATATGGATATTTCTAAGCCAGATATGACAACCAGCATCTCATCGCTGTTCAAAGCAATGCCAGAGATCAGTAATATTACCGCTTTCAATGTAGATGCTTTTAATACATGGAAAAGTGCATTTAGAGAATGTGTAAAGTTATCCAGTAAAACTATTGATCGACAGGACGATGCAGATACAACCTATAGATTAAATGTTTGGTGTACTAGAGGTATTGATAGGCCCTTTGGCAGAGAAGCCATTGAAGGTGCTGTACAAGGTAAACAATACGGATTGGAAAATAAAGACAACAACGAAGCATTGAAAATGATCAACGATTTTGATTGGCTGAGAGAACGATTTGGACGATAAAGCTCGTATACAAAAATTCATTCCTATAATGAAAGAGATTTCACCAACATTTTGTTTGGCGAAGTGGCATCACACCACTATCTATCTGCAGACTGGTGAGACTCATAGTTGTTATCATCCAGCCCCCCACAAAATTCCTTTAGAAGAAATAGCGATTGATCCTAGTGCATTACATAATACTAAAGAAAAAATCAGCCAACGTGCAGAAATGATGCAGGGAGAAAAACCTGCAGGCTGTCAATACTGCTGGAACATCGAAGCACTGGGCGAAGAATATATCTCGGACAGACACGAACGCAATGCCAGTATCTTTACAGAGCAGCGTCTAGGAGCTATAAAAGAGAATCCTCTAGCTCCAGTAAATCCACAGTATATTGAAATCAGCTTTGGGAACGAATGTAATTTTAAATGCGGTTACTGTCACCCTAAGCATTCTAGCAGTTACTACAAAGAAATCAAAGATCACGGACCATACACTATGGTTAAGAATCATCGTAATGATATTGATTGGTTTAAAATTTACGAAGAAGAATCAAATCCTTATGTCGACGCATGGTGGCGCTGGTGGCCAGAAGTTCGTAAAACTCTAACAATCCTGCGCATAACAGGCGGTGAGCCATTATTACAATCTAGTACATGGAGATTGCTAGAAGATTTAGAAAACAATCCCTTGCCTAATCTAGAGCTTAACATCAATACAAATTTTGGAGTTAAGCCTGTATTAATTGATCGTCTAGTTGAGAAAGTAAACAATCTAGTTAATGGTGGCAAGATCAAGGACTTTAAAATTTTTACCAGCATGGATACGTGGGGAGCACCTGCAGAGTATATTCGTACAGGTCTGGACCTAACTGTTTGGGAACGTAACTTAGATACATATCTAACTAAGACTACATTACCAATTACATTTATGTGTACCTTTAATATTCTTACAGTAACTAATTTTCAAAGTCTATTAGAAAAGATCCTAGAATGGCGTGTAAAATATAATGGCTTTAATCAAAACAAATGGCAACGTGTGCGTTTTGACACACCATACTTAAAAGAACCGTTACAGTATGATATGAATATTCTGCCTAAAGATGAATTTATGCCGTACATGGTAAGACATCTAGACTTCATTCTAGCCAATTTAGACGATAAAAACCGAAGCAAATTCAACGACTTAGAGTACGCTAAATTTGAAAGAGTTGTAAAATACATGGAATCAGCTATCTATACCCCAGAAAAGCTAAAAGAAGGTCGTAGAGACTTCGTTAATTGGTTTAATGAATATGATCGCAGACGCAACGTGAATTTTGCAGAAACATTTCCAGAGATGATGGATTTTTATAAACAATGTCAGACATTAAACTAATACCTATTGATCCTACATGGGTTCAAAAAGATAACAGAATGGATATTGAAATATCAGGCGGTATTCGTATGAGATCGTATTATCACCTCGACGGCGGTGGGGGATGGATGAAGGACTTTTTTTCAGATGTCATTACAAAAATAGGTAAGAAAAAGTATACTCGTGGATTTGAATGGTGCAGCGGATTTGGTATTTTAGGATTTGAAGCCCTCGGAAGGGGGCAGTGCGACCATATGACATTCTCAGATTACTATCCTGCAGCAATTCGAGACTGCTTAGATACTGCTAAAAATAACGGACTGTCTAATAAAGTTCGCGGATATGTTACTGGACAAATCAGTACTATCCCAGAAAGTGATAAATGGGACCTAGTAATAGGTAATCCGCCACATGCCTTTGGGACAGTTACCCAAACAAAAGGTTTATATCTTGAGATGGATATTAGTTCTATAGAAAATATCTTACGTGTAGTATGCGATGAGGGCATGGCAATTCATAAAGAATTTTTTACTAATATTAAAAATCATCTACTGCCAGATGCTGATATATTCGTATACGAGCCTGTGGAATGTGTATCGAGTATATTAAATGAATTAAAATTTATTAGAAGTTGTGGAATCGATTTAATTTCACAACATTCTATAGATCCGTACTTGTCTGCGATGCCTGATAATATGGATATCAACATACATAAAGGCGGAATGATTATGCATTTCAAGGAACTTAAATGAAAATTTTTATTACAGGCGTAGCAGGATTCTTAGGCAGTCACATAGCAGATAGGATGCTAGATCTTGGGCATAGTGTTGCTGGGAATGACACATTG